GAAGGTACCAAGTGAGAAATACAAGGCTTGGCTTGCGTAGGTGTAATGGGGTATGGACTAAAACAAAGGAGGGATAGACTAAAGCACTTGACATTGTCAAGTAATCGTGGTATAATTTAATCTCGCGTAGGAAGTTCTGCGTGAGTCAACCCGCCTAACAATGTTAGGCACATCGTTAGAAGCAAGGAGTTAGAAATGTCAGAAGTATCTTTCGGTAAGCGCATCACGCTCAAGCAAGCAGCAACACTGATTGCGACTAACCCAGAGACTCGGTTCCTGTTGCAAGGCGAACCGGGTATCGGTAAGAGTTCCCTGCTCAAAGCCATCGCCGATCAGCTCGGTTATGAGTATGCGTATATTGACGTACCCAACATGGACTTGGGCGACATCGCAATGCCGGTGATCGACCACGACACCAAGACCACCCGCTACTACCCCAACGCTCGGTTCAAAGTGCACGAGGGCAAGCCCGTGGTCATCATGCTTGACGAGTTCAGCAAAGGCGCAGACCCAGTGAAGAACATGCTGCACCCCATGCTTGAGAAGGCAAATCCGCGATTGGGTGACGTGAGCCTGCACGACAAGAACGTGGTGTTCATGACAGGTAACCTGAGCACCGATGGGGTGGGGGACAACCTGAAGGCGCACAGTAGGAATCGCATCGTGCCTGTGACTATCAGCAAGCCCACAGCCGAAGAATGGATCGAGTGGGGTATTGGTAAGGGTATCGAGCCCGAGGTGCTGGCATGGGTCAATCAGTATCCTCACGCAATGGCAAGCTACACAGACGCGGCGCAAGGTGACAACCCATACATTTACAACCCACGCAAGACCACGGGTGCGTTTGTATCGCCTCGCTCGCTGGAGACTGCATCTAACATTGTTAGGACTAGGAAGCTCAACGACCCGGATACGGTTATCGCTGCGCTTACAGGTGCAGTCGGTGAGGCTGCGGCGCGTGACATGCAAGCGTACATCGAGTTTGCCGATCAGCTCCCTACATGGGAGGCAACGATCAAAGACCCGAAGAACACCAAGCTGCCAACGAGCCCCGGTGCGTGTGCCATCGTAGTGTTCGGTGCGATCAGCCGAGTGGACAAGCAGAGCATCACGCCGTTCATGGAGTACCTTGAGCGGTTCGATGCCGAGTGGCAAGCGGTGTTTGCAATCAACATCGCCAAGACATCGAGCAAGCAGTCCATTGCGTTTAGTTGCAAGGCGTTTGCCGACTGGGTCGCTAAGAATCAAGACTTGCTGTGATAGAGATAACAATGTTAGGAGTAACCAGATGAACGAAGAACGTAAGTTGCAGAAGGCCAAGATCAGCCTGATGCGTAGCCCCAAGTTTGCCCTTCTCTCGGGCATCTTGATGGTGGGCAGAACCACGGTCGAGGACAACACCCCGACAGCCATGACTAACGGTCGAGATGATCGGTTCGGTCGGGCGTTCGTCAAGAAGTTGTCGGACAAGGAGCTTAACTTTGTGGTGGCTCACGAGGCTGCACACAAGATGTTCAGGCACTTGACTACGTGGACCAAGCTGCACGATGAGAATCACAGGCTGGCTAACGCTGCTTGCGACTACGTCATTAACTTAATGCTGCGTGACTTGGACCCCAACGAGCAGGTTATTGCCATGCCGAGGTTTACCGATGGTCCGATGCAAGGCAAGCACATGGGCCTGATCGACGAGCGGTTCCGGGGCATGAATGCCAAACAAGTCTTTGACATTCTCAAGGATGAGCAAGAGGAAGGTGCCGGAGGTGATGGCGAAGGCGGCGAAGGCGGTGAAGGCGGCATCGACGAGCACGATTGGGGCGGTGCCAAAGATATGTCCGAGGAGGACAAGAAGCAACTTGCCCGTGACATTGATCAAGCTATCAGGCAGGGACAGATTGCCCACCAAAAGGTTGCGGGTAGCGGCGCAGGTGGTGTGGACCGACTGCTTCAAGAGTTGCTGGAGCCTAAGGTAGATTGGCGCGAACAGTTGCGTGAGTACGTCAAAGCTGTGTGCCGAGCCAAAGACAAGAGCTCATGGCGCAAGGTTAACCGTAGGTTTCTGTCTACGGGTACGTACATGCCCAGCATGATTGGCGAGAGGGTTGGTCACTTGGTAATTGCCATCGACACATCTGGGAGTATTGGCAACAAGGAGTTGGCTGAGTTCCTCGCTGAAGTCAAGGGTATTGCCGAGGAGGTCAACCCCGAGAAGGTGGACCTGCTGTATTGGGACAGTGAGGTGGCTGCACATGAGGAGTACGACGAGGCATCAATACCTAACATTGTTAGCTCGACCAAACCAAAGGGGGGTGGGGGCACATCACCATCATGTGTGTCACAGGCGCTGAAGGAGAAGAAGATTGAACCTGAGTGCATCATCATTCTTACTGATGGCTACGTCGGTAACGATTGGGGTTCGGAGTGGACTGCGCCGACTCTTTGGTGCATCGTCAACGGGGATAAGGGTGTTACCGCCTCGAACGGCAAAACGATTCATATTACTGATTGACAAGGGGGAAGAGAGCATGATCGTAGTAGACGTAGGCTGGAACAAGTTTGTCCTCGGACGTGAGGATGGCCTCAAGCTGGTAGAGCTGCTTGAAAAGGCAGAGCTGTATGAGGAGAAGTACATTGACAAGGCAGATCGAGGGGAGGATGGGGCAGACCACAGCTATCACGTCTACCCCAATGACAAGACTTTCTCGATGCGACTGTTGCCGACGCAGATGTACCAGATGGCAAAGCTGGCTGGGAAACCGGCAAAGAGCTAACAATGTTAGGTGAGCACCATGCCAAGACGCAAAAAGAAATACATGCTGCTGCGTGGGAAGTTTGGTTCGTTCATTGTTGTCGAGCGCAGATGGTACGACTACACAGGCATCAGCAGGAAGCGCATGTGGAAGATTGTTAGTGAAAGCGACGATCACGGAATGCTTGCAGCGATGGCAGGGTTGACTGACAAGCACGTAAAGACGGAAGTAACAAAGTTAGAAGTGGCTGGGATGTTGAAGTTGTACGGAGTTGATCAAGACTTTTCAGAATTTTTAGGAGAACCGAAATGACGAAGATGTTTGAGGTAGAGCTGCGGTATGAGTCCTATACGGTCATTACCGTGGAAGCAGAGAATGCCGACGAAGCAGAAAAGATCGCGTGGGATGAGCTTGCGACTGACGGGTCGTATCGCTCGGACTACGGTAACTGGAGTTTGGAATCTGTGGAAGAAGTTAAAACCGAAGGAGAACTGAAATGAGTATTAGCGCAAGTGCATTATTAGTGGAGTTGAACATCAGCGTGTGGCCTGCAAGTAAGGTTGATCGTGAGATCACCGACAAGGTCAACTCAGATGCTGGCGCGGTGCAAGGGGCATCGCAGACGAAGAAGAACCTATTTGCGGGTACGAGCCTACGCAAAGACATCGAGAAGTTTGCGGCGCGGGTTCGGCTGTATCACAACCAACATACCCTGCCATGGGCCGACAAGGGCGAGCGGTTACTGCCGACTCGGTTGTTCATGGACTACAAGACTACGATCAACAACTACGAGCATACGTTCAATACGATGTGCAACAACTTCTTTGTGGAGTACCCGCGCTTGGTAGCCGAGGCACCCAACGCGCTGAAAGCTCTGTACAAGGCCGAGGACTACCCGGACATCGAGGACGTGCGTACCAAGTTTGGATTCCGACGTACGGTCAAGCCCGTGCCCGAGGCTGGAGACTTCCGACTCGACGTTCCCGCTGAAGACATGAGGGAACTAGTAAAAACGTTCGAAGAGCAGCAAAAAGAAAAGTTGGCTGAGGCTGTGCGTGAGCCGTGGGAACGCCTTCACGCTGAGCTGACCACGATCAGCAAGAAGCTGACGGATACCGAGGGTGACGATGGCAAGAAGCGTTATCACGACACACTTATCAGCAACCCGTTGGAGCTGTGTTCGCTGTTGACCAAACTCAACATCACAAATGACCCGAAGTTGGAAGAGGCAAGGCGTCAGCTTGAGCTAACAATGTTAGGTGCAGACATCGAGAGCATCAAAGAAGACGCTCATTGCCGCAAGCAGTTGAAGTCTAAGGTCGAAGACATCTTGAACAAGTTTAATTTCTAAACGACGAAAGGGAAGACGATGAGCACAACTATGAACATGCTAGACCTGCCATGCGTAAGCATATCCGCTGGTACGGCTAAACGCCACAACATCACCAACAAGAGCGAGCTACCTGCACCAAGAACCTCTATCAATGACTTGGTCGTTGCGTTGTCAGTGATCAGACCACTGTGGACTTTCTCAATCAAAGATGACGGCGGCTTACGGAACTACGGCTTTGAAGTACACCAAAGCGGTGAGAAGTTGGGCGAAGTGGCTTGGGGGTACTTCAGAAGTAACTACGGATTTATTATTAAGAACGAACGTATAGCCAAGGACAGAACGCGAGGGAGTAACTACAGAACGTCAGACACGAAGAAGGCTCTGGCAATGATCAAGAAGACGTTCTATCGGCAAAACTTCACCGAGCGGTTCGCAAACGCTGCTACAACAATAGACAGGTTGTTGAGCTCCGAAATATACGAGAAGCGCTCTAAGGCTGCTAAAGCTAGAGGGGAGATGAACGAGCAGGCAACTCTGTTTGCGTATGCGTTCCACAACGAATTCAAAGACTTTTTGAAGTCAAAAAACAGGCATAACATTTGGGAAACGCACACCGTTGCAAACCTTGAAATGCGTACCATCGAAGACGCAAAGAAAGCGCACGATTCTGCGAACACAGCCATAGTTCTACGTGCAGATGGGCAATACATTGTCAAATTGCGTGACAAGGTAGAAATCATGGACGATACTACGCTCCCTCCATGGTTGAAAGCTAAGCTCGGCATGCTCAAGCTGGTAGAAAATGATCACTTTGTCTCTGATGTAGGTTGTCGGGTAAACGCTGAATGTTTCATGGTGCTAACTAAGGACGAGGAGGATCAGATATGAAGAGAACAGACCCGTGGATTCCTGTTGGACATCCCGACTTCAAATGGACATCAGGGGCTGATGTGCAGAAGACATGGCGCAAATATGGGTGGGTACCGCCCAGCGAGTTTCGCCCCCCGGTGGTTGTGGAAACCAAGGAACCCGAGTGGGTGCAGTTTAGGAGGGTGAAATGAACGACCCATTCGATTTAGAAAATTACAAACCACAGATCAACATGAGAGATCAGGAAAGGGCCAGACGCAGTGCGTATCAGGCCAGCCGCATCGTCAATGAGAAGCGCAAGCAAGGTGTGGAGCCTAGTGCAGCATATGGCGCAAGTTATGGGGGCGTACCGCAAGACTACGCCACAGAGATGCCTGTGATGCCGATGCACAAAAGGAGTGTGCAGAGGAAGGAGAAAAGGAAATGACCGACCGCGAACTGATGCAGAAGTGATTTAAACAAAGGAGAAAACAGATGAACTACGGACAACAAACCCAAACAATCGGTGGTCTGCGTTACACCGGAGAGAACGACATTCGCAACCATATTGGTATGGAGCCAAAGCGCCCGCATCAGCCAGTCATATACCAGATGGATGCAATGGAAAAAAACATTGCTCGGTTGCAGGATGTGTTGGTTCAGTTGGAAGGCAGGCTATCACCCATCATGCGCCCGATGTGTGTAGAGAAAAACCCAGTCCCAGAAGCAGAGACTAATTCTCCGATTGGGCAGCGGTTGTATCACTTCAACACACTTTTGGATAAAGTAGTCACGGACATCGGAACGCTTCACGATTCTTTGGAGGTGTGATATGACTGACAGAGAAGCAATGCAGCAGGCGCTGGAGGCGCTGGAGTTGTTGGCTAAGTACGAAAACCCTGCGACAAAGATACAAGTCCGCAAACCTAAAGACGGTGGACCAATAGTGACTATGTACCCGCACAAGGTGGCAACAGAAGCAGCAGCACCGTTGCGCGAGAGGCTGGCGCAGCCAGAGCAGGAGCCGGTGGTGTGGGTGCTTCCAAAGATGCACCCAGTGATGGAGTTTCGCCGCGCCCATCGCGGGTTCCGTGTGAGATGACAAGGAGCAATCATGACAACACACCTGACAAAAATCTGGTGGGACTTGAACAAGCACAAGCTGGTCGAGCAGGCCATACCAGAGGCCGAGATTTACAAGCGTGAGTGGGTCGGGCTGACGGATGAGGAGATCAAGACGCTGCCACAGTGGTTCCCATCTCACGAAAGCGCAGCGGTGATGCCTTTGATTCGCGCCTTTGAGGCCAAGCTGCGGGAGAAGAACACATGATTTACTTCAGACGCAGCGAGTACGTGGTGTTTCTGTTGCCAGCCATTGCGGTTGGCTTGCAGGTAGACGGTCGGCCATTCTTTGAGGTGGCTTGGTTCAACTGGGCGGTTGGGATTGGAGATGGACCATGAAAGACTGGGAATGCCTGAAATGAATCAAGAAGATGGCTACTACTGCGTTGTCTGTGGCAAGTACATCGAGGCAGTCGATGGGGTGATCGTGCATGACGACATACCGCACCCGCCAGACATGACGTTTGATGAAGAGGAGAACCCGCAATGAACAGAGACGACATCACCCGCATGGCGCGGGCGGCGGGGTTCGTTGGCTTTGACGGCGAAAACAAATGCCTGCGCCAGTTTGCCGACCTGATAGCCGCTGCCGAGCGTGAGGCGTGTGCAAAGGTTTGTGAATCCTTGGCTGGACAGCAATGGGTGACCAGAGAAGCGGCGCTTGAGTGCTCAGACGCCATCCGAGCAAGGGGGAACACATGAGCGCCCCGTACGTCAACGAAGCGCGGCATGAGTACATCGACCGGATACAGGAGAACTATCTGCACATTGCCAAAACACACCACAGGCTTGGGAACCAACGAGCAATGTGGCTGGCTCTTTTTTACTACGCCATGACGGATGACATTTATGGAACACACTGGGACAAACTCAATGACCAAGGATGAAGTAATCAACGCGCTCAAGCAGGCGCAGGACGCTTTGCACATGGCAACGCTGCCCTTCCCGATTGATGAGGTCAAGACAAGACGGGCGCTGGAAGCGGTGGACAAGGTGCTTGATGAGATCAAGCCCGATGGGATGCTCTTCGACGATTGGGGAGGGTGGAAGTAATGGCTACGAAACAGGTAACAAGGAGCAAGTATGACTACTGAGCGGATGAACAACGCGCTGGAACTGGCCGACAGGTGCTGGGAGAAAGCGTTTGCTGCCGCGCCCGACTTTGTCGAGCGCTATTTGGAGTTGGCAGAGACCTTGCTGATGCAAAAGCCAGCGGTCACCGGCGATGAGTTCCGTGAGTTCTGTGCCGACAATGGCTTACACAGACCCGCTGCGCTGCACCCCAACGTGTGGGTCTCCGGTGTTCGGGCGCTGCACAAAGGCTTTCGCTGGATCGAACCGCTGACTAAAGTTGAGCCTGTCAAGGCACACAACCACATGCCCACTGTAACTCTTTGGAGAAGTAAACTGTATGAGATGTCCCCTGTGCAAAGCACCAACTGAAGTCAAACACACCAAGGATGACAATGGAACACCAATCAGACGAAGACACTGCTTTAACGACCACAGCTTCTACACGAAAGAAGTCCCGATCACAGACCCAAAGCCTAAGCGAACGTATGGCAAAAAATTGGCCGTTCACGAGGGTAGACCCGAAGTTGCTCGAAAGAGCACACAGAGAGGCTAAAGCAAAACAAATTATTGACGCAGAAGAGGCACCATTTTGACTACAGGAATCGAAGAACTCAAACCAATCAAGAAACGCAAGGGGCGTGGACCCGGTAAGAAACCCGCGCTCGCTTGCACGAGCTTGCGTCTGCCAAAGAATGTGATGGACTATTTCAACACGCACTTTGCCGACACAAAGCAAGCCAAGATGAGAGAAATTCTTACCGAGTATGTCCAAAACCAAACACAAGGAGAAATGTATGGGACGCAAGAAAATGTCACACGCTGAGCAAGTGCGCCAACTGGCGGCACAAGGGCTGCCCCCCAAGGAGATAGCCAGCAGACTCAAGTTGCTCAGGCAGTACGTGTATCAGGTTATGAGTAATCAACGTAAACAGATAAAAGGGGGAGCGGAGAATCAAATCACGACATTGCCTATCACTATGGAAGAGCACGCAGCCGATCCGGTCAACCACCCAGCGCACTACAAGGTGGGCGGTATCGAGACCATCGACTTCATCGAAGCCAAACAGTTGAACTACAACCTTGGCAACGTAGTGAAGTACCTCACCCGCGCCGACCACAAGGGCAACCGCAAGCAAGACCTTGAGAAAGCCATGTGGTACCTCAAGCGAGAGATTGAAAGGCCGCATCAGCCCGCCTAACATTGTTAGGTGCTTTCCCTAAGCCGCCTCCGGGCGGCTTTTTTGCGTCTGGGCCTTGACAAAGTCAAAGGGTGTGCTAGACTGGCTCTTCGATTTTAACTGGAGAGTTAGATGGCATTTGGACAAAACCCCGCGATGACTGACCCCTCCTCTTTTGGGCAGTTGAACTGCCCGTGCGGGGGTGGGGGCAACCTGCACCACGGCAACGCCACGATCTTTAAGCGCGTAGAGGACGGAAACACAACCACTGTCATCGCCCAAAACGGCAACACTGTCCAGCGCAGCGACTTCCCGAGTGCTGACACCTGCAACCCTAGCCCTCGCCGCAGTGGGATGCTCATTGAGTTTTCATGTGAGCAGTGCCCCGGTACGAACCTACAGTTGGCGGTCTTCCAACATAAAGGCCACACGTTTATGGAGTGGGTCTAGTGGCTACCCCCGAGGCCAAGGTCAAAGCCAAGATCAAGGCTTTGCTCAAAGAACACAACGTCTACTACGCTATGCCGATTGGCACGGGCTATGGCAACGCCGGTGTGCCTGACTTCCTTTGCTGCGCTGGGGGAGTCTTTCTGGCTATCGAAGCCAAAGCAGGTAAGGGCACGACCACCGCCCTGCAAGAAAAAAACCTGCGGCAGATCACCGAGTGCGGAGGTACCGCGCTGGTAATAAATGAGAACAACCTAACAATGTTAGGTGAGGTACTAAAGAGTTTGATCCAAGGAGAAGCAAAGTGAACATCGAGATAGGCGCAGGCATTCAGGCATTGGTTGGCCGCATGGGGTCCAACCCAGAAGAGTTCTTTGACGAAGCCCCCAAGTGGCGCTTCATGTTCGCCGACCGCTTCCGCGACACCATGACTGAGTCAGAGAAAGGTGCGATTCACGCAGCCCTCAAGGAA